TCACCCCGCCTCCCGCGCCCTGATCGCCTCTGTCTCCTCCTCCACCGCTTGGCAATAGCGCCCGTCCATCGCCTTCAGCACGGCGATGTCCTCGCGGCGCAGAAGGTTGCCGGTCAGTTGCAGCCACGCCAGCATCTCCTGGTGGGAGAGCGGCGCCGGGCCGGAAAAGCCGGGGGCTTGCGCCGAGCGCAGGTCCCAGAACCAGTCCCAGAGCGCATGGCCGGCCTCCGGCACCTCGGCCTCCGGGCTTAAAAGCTCGAAGGCCTCGTTGCGCTCGCGCCGGGTCTCGCCGTTTGTATCGCGCACGCAATCATAGCGCGCAACGACCCCTACGGCTTCTGAAAGCCCTTCGGCAAGCTCTTCATAAAATTTGCGCGGTCCTCCGAGGCGGCGGCCACCTGATCGTAGATCCAGCCGGCTTCCTCGACCACTTCACGAGCCTTCTCGAAGGAGAGCGCCGGCTGCTCGCCCTTCCACTGCTGCTCGCCCCAACTCCAGGAAGCGATGGCGGCGGCGGCCTTGTCGAGATATTCGGCCTCGACCTTGCTGGTGGTCAGCTTCTTCTTGCGGCTGGCGAGGAAACGATCGCTATGCTGGCGAACGATCTTCTTCACCTCGTTGCTCTCGGCCGAGCGGATCATGAAGGAGATGCCGAGCGGCTCCTCGGTGGCCGGATGCAGGAGCTGCAGCTCGAAGAGATCTTCGGAATTGACGAGACTGGAGATATCCAAGGAAACACCTTATCGGTTGGAACATGTAGGAGTGGCCGCGCGCCGCAGGAGAGCGACGCGCGCAAGGTTCCGTAAGATGGCGCTTACGGCGTGGTGACGGGATCGATGCGGATCGGCAGCTGGTTGAGGCCGACCTTGAACTTCTCCAGATCGAAATCGTCGGAGCCGCCGCCGGGATAAAGCGGGCCGGAAACGACGCCGCGCGAATAGAACACCGTGTTGGTCTTGCCCTGAGGCGCGTCGTTGCGCTCGACCTTGATCGCCATGTTGTTGATGTTAAGCGGATCGCCGAAGACGCGCAGGATGTCCTGGCCCGGATCGTCGGCGATAGAGGCAACTTCGAGCTCCGGATCGCCGGCGTTGGAAACGCCCTTCTGCTTCTGCTGCACGGGCTCGTCCAGCGTATCGTAGTGGTTGATGGTGGAGTCCGAGCCGAAATCGCCGACCTTGCCGACCTTGCCCACCTGCACCCAGGTCAGCGCGGCATAGGCGCTGGCCGTCAAGTCGGTATTCTGGGGCGTCTCGCATACGTAGACTTTCGAGCCCTTCTTCGTGCTTTTGTTCGCCATGGATCATGTCTCCGGTTCAAAGGCGGTGTAGGGAATGGTGACCGGTATCTGCACCCGGTCATCCTCTTGGATCGGGCCTGCGGCCCACGGCTCGCCACTGATCGTGATCTTCACGCCAGAGGCGAAGAGCGTCTTGTTGTTGAAATGGTCGATGACCTGGCCGGCGGCATCGAGTGGCTTGATCAGCCCGCCGCCGGCCTTCCAATAGACGGAAACCTGCAGAAGCCCGAGCTTCTGCTGCGGATCGTCGCCGAGCGTCACCTGCCGGGGACGGTTGGGCAGGTAGCTGACAGCCAGATAATTATCCGGCTTTTCTTGCCCCGCCGGCGGGAAGGCAATGCCCGGCTGCGCCACCGGCAATGGCGGCTGGAATTGGAGTGCGGCCAGATGGTCCAGCAGCGCAGCCAGAATGAGAGCGTCCGTCCCCGTCGCCATGCGTCACCCATGTCTATGATGTTGAAATTTAGAGAGATCAGTCCGCCGAGTCGCGTGCGGCGCGCTCGACGATGTCAGGCCATTGGCGCGCCGCAAGCCGCACCATGCCCTGCCCCGCCTGCCCATCCTTGCCATACTCGACTGCGGCGGCGTGCGGCGCGGTGAACCCCATATGGATCATCCCGCCTAATGGCACGCCGAGGCCGGCCAGATCGACCGGCTGGCCTTCATTGGATCCCTCCGCGTCCCTGCTTTGCCGTGGCGGGGCGGAGACCCGGAAGGAATTAACAAGTTCGCCGGAGGCCACAGGCGTTGCCTCGACGATCGCCCCGGCCAGCCGCTGCGCGGAGAGGTTCGCCACCTCTTCCATGCGCCTCTTGGTCCGCTCGGCCCAGGTGGCGATATCGGCGGAGAAATTAGAGGAAGCCATGTCGATTGCCCCTTGATAGCGTTATGGATCATCGGCGGCGTCGCCCGGTGAAGAGCCACGCCGCTCGAAATTCAAAAGGGTGAGATGACCGTAGCGGGCGCGAACCGCAGGTCTGGCGGTTTGGGATTCGGCCTTCGCTCCGCCACTCCTCTCAATTCCCGGCAACGGTGAAACCCGATTGAGCAGCAGGATGGTTCGCGACAGCAGCCAAAGCGTCAGGATCGTCTTGAAACGCACCAGCGCCGTCATCGCCGCACCTGCAGCTGCCAGAAGACGACAGTTCCGCCCGGCGACAGCGGTTGGATATCGACGATCGCATGCTCGACGCCGCCGATCAGCATCTTGTCGGCCAATGTCGGCGTGATCGAGAGCCCCTCAGTCGAGAGATAGACCATGCGATCCCCGCGCTGGATCAGCGTGTCAGCAACATGCGCCTGGCTCTGATCGAGATCGACGAACGAACAGGGAAAGTCGTCGCTCGCCTGAACGGGGTCATAATCAGGGCCGGAATTGTTGATGCGCCGCAGACTGCCTTTTTGGCCGAACTTGGCGATCAGCCGCTCGGCAGTCGCCCGGGTCTTGCCATAATCGAAAGCCTCCATCACACCACCAGAATGCCCGGCAGAACCGGACGCAGGAGGGGATAAAGCAGGCCGTCGAGCTTGGTCAGCACCGGCCTTGCGGCAGCGATCATGTCGTCGCTCGTGTCAGCGACTGCGTATTCCGTCTCCAGCGGCCCCACCTTCTCGCGCTTCACCGTGCGGGCCGCAATGATGACAGGCGTCAGGCTGCCCGGTTCCGAAAGCTCGAGTGCCGCCGCTTCATAGGCCGCATAAGTCACGGCCAGCGGCAATGCATCGTCAGCGATCACTTCACCATTCACCGTCGTCGCCTCGCTACGAGGCCAAGACAAGGCTTGATCATAGCCCCCGGTTCGCCGCCCACGGAATTTGGGCTCGTAGAGGCTATCAACCACCTGCGATCCGCGCACCAGCGCCGCCAGGCGATCGCCATCGCTGGCCAGCGCCCAGCCGGCATTGGCACGATCGGCGAAATAGGCATCGGCGGCAGCGAGCGTGCCGTAAAAGGATGCGGACATGAAAGCTCCGTATCGATCGTTGAGAAGACAGACGCCCTCTCCCCGCGCGAGGCGGAAAGAGGGCAATCAGCGTCAGGCCGCAGCCGTGATCTCGTCGCCATAAGCCATCGCGGCCGGCAAGCGCACTTCCGTGCCGCCGGTGCGCGCGATGATGCCGGTTTCGAAGCTCATGATCGACTTCTGGCGCGGCTGCAGCACGCGGCGCGGCATCGGCAGATGGAAACGCAGTACCTCAGGATCACGGCGATAGACCACCATGCGGCCGCCGCCATCCTGCGATGCTGTGGCCAACTCACGCAGCGGCTGGATGTCCAGCGGCTGCCCGGTCTCGGCGGTGTAAACATTGCCGCGCCGCAGGAACTCCAGCACGGTGATGTAGCCGTCGCCATCGGCAAGCCGTTTGGTGGCGATCAGGCGGAAGGCTTCGGGCGGCAGACGCAGGCTGTCGACCCACTCGACCTCGCCCGTTCTCTTCCGCACGCCGCCGATAAGATCGTTGACGTCGCGCAAGATCTGGTCGGCCGTTTTGGCAGACCAGTGCGTCGAGCCGCTTGTGCCATCGGCAGCGACATCGACACGCGAGACGTTCGGATCGTTGACGAAACCGGTCCAGCCTTTTTCCGTCGAGCCGATCATGGCGACGGAATTCAGCAGGCGCTCGATCTTATCGGCGGCGAAAATGGCGTTGGATGCGTTGAGATCGAGATTGTAGAGCGCGGCCTGATTGACCTCCTCGAGATTCCATTCCCAGCCCGAGCCAAGCATCGCGAAGTCGTGGCTGGCGCTGTCGCGCGTTGACTGGTTGAACGGCATGTCCGTGCCGGCTGCGGAGAGGAACTTCGCCTCGCCGGCGCTGTCGACCGTAAAGAAGGTCGTGCCGGCAGCCCATTCGTTACCTTCAGTGACGACAGGAACATGGAGGCCATAGTTGAGGGTCGGATAGCGCCGCTGGTAGATACGGGTCTCGATATTGCGACCCTGCGCAATAACGAAGGAATAGGCCGCCTGGGCGTCCGCGAAATGCTGTCGAACGAATTGGTTCATGGATTAGGCGCTCCTGTGCTTGAGCGAGATTTCGACGATGTCGCCGTTGCTGCCGCTCGTGTCGAAGAAACAATCGGGGATGGGGCCGACGATGCCGGTGCCGGCTGCGTTGACATAGGCATCGGCAGCGGCGCTGTAGTAGACAGCGTCACCATCGGCGACGGCGCCGCCTGCCCGCACATACATCTGACCGGAGGTCAGGAATGCGCCCGTGACGAACTGCGCAAAGCCGCCGGCTGGTGCTACATCCGGCAGCACGGTCGGCGTCAGCACGGCAATGCCGAGGAATTTGCCGCCGGCGGCGTAAGGCACCACGCCGTGGTCGGCGAGGCCGCGCTGGACGGGCTGGCCGAACTTGATTCCGGCGGCATTCTCCACCGTACGGCTGATCTTGTTGGCCTGTTCCTCCGAAGCGATCTGCCCATGCAGGCCCTTCCGAGGAGCGTTTCCATAGGTGGTCTGATAAGTCGCCATTGAAGCGTCTCCTTTTCGTTGACCTGGTTAGGTGGGGTTGGCGGCCAGATGCGCGGACTGGAGGTCGCGAACCATGGCGGCATAGGCAGTGAAGGCTGAGGACATGGACGTCTGCGTCGAGTTGATGCCGTCCTTGACCGCATCGGCAAACAGATCCGGTTTTTCGCGCAGACCCTCGGCCAGCATGTCGAAACGCGCGTCTATATAGGCATCCGATCGGCCTTGTACGGCACTCTCGCCTGCCTTGGCGATAACGACAGCCTTGCGGATCGCCGCATCGGTGAGGCCGGATGTCTTGATATTGCCGGCAATCGTCTTGGCAAGGCCGATCAAGTCGGCGCGCGTCTCGGCCTTCCGATCGATTTCGGCATCGCTTGGAAGTGCGGATTTGAGCCCATCGAGTTCCGCATCGCGAACGGCGATCGCCTTGTGGTGCGCAGCCTCCGTGTCCGCAAGTCGTTGCTGCAATGTCGTGATGATCTCCGCGGCCTGATCGCTGACCTCGATGTCGATGCCGTCGATCGTCATTGTCTTCGTGGGCATCATTCCTTCCTTGCTCTGATGATGATCGGAAATGGAACGTGGGGCTGCGAGAGGAGAGCAGCCCCACGGTGCGGCTGCATCGCCGATGCGGACTTTCGAGCCCGCTCGGCCACGGCGCACAATGGCGATATGGTTGATGCGAATATTTCGCTGAATGGCGTCATACGCTTCGCCTGCAGGCGTTACGCCCGCGGTAAAGTCGACGTCGCAGACGTAGCCGGCCGAAAGCTCCTGCTTGCCGCTTTCGATGTCCTGAATGGCCGCTTCGTCGCTGACCATCAGCGGCACGCGGAGGAAGATGCCCTCGCCGGCGATCTCGTCACCGGTCTGGCCGACAGAGTATTTCTTCCAGTTCTCCGACGTGACCATCTCCGGCGGATGTTCGTTTGTCACCGGCCGGTGAGCGGCACTTTTCAGCGTATCGTCGGAAAAGACTTCCGTGCCCGGCCGATAGATCCGCACGGCGTGCATCTCGGGCCGGCCCATTTCAGCACCGCTATAGCTTTGAATGCCCGTGCGGGCGATCCTGGCGTCGGCGACAAGATAGCCGTCTCCGGTCCGCCGCGTTCCCGCGACGGTGACAGTGTCTGTGAAATTCATGTTGGGATTTTTCCTGGTCGGAGCCTAATGGAGTTTAGAATAGGAGTTTCTGGCTATGACAAAGCCGGATGCATGGGCGGTTACATCGACAGGACGTTGCGTTCTTCGATCGGGTCAGAAGCCAGTTTGGGCCGGGCGGCATGTTCCGATTGGTCGGATGCCTTCATGGCCGCCTCCAATCCGGGCAGCGATCCATCCTCGACGAAAGCATTCACCAACGCTTCCGAGAGCGCCTGTCGCGCGATGATCTCCTCGCCGGCAGCTGAGCCAAACAAGGCTCGCGCCGCTTCTGTCTTCGTCTTGAAGATATCGGCCCGCTCCTTCTCGCTCATCTGCTCTAAGGGCGCCCAGCTGGAATAGATCGCCGGATCGCGGGCACCGGTGGCGGAACGAATAAGGCATTCGTCGAGCCGCGCCATTGCGGGCGTATAGTCAAGCTCCTGGATTGCCTGGATCCGGTCGTGATAGTTCTTCATGTCGGCAGCGCCGGTGGCATTCAGGCCGGCGGGCGATTGGCCCAGCAAGCGTGTCACCGGAATATCGGCGGCACCAGCAACGATCTGCATGAAAGCCATTAGAATGTCGGTAAGACCGGAGAGCGGCGCACCCTTGCTGTCATAGTCCTCCTCGGCATCGAGGATCAGCGTCCCGTTGACACCCTTGATGGCATTGGCGAGCGTATAGCGACGCAACACGGCGTCCTCATAGGCCTGATTGCCGATATTGGCAGAGAACTGCGGCACCCTGATGATATCGATCTTCGCTTCGAAGACGAGGCTGGCGATATTGGCCGCTGTGCTATCCGCATTCTTGATCGCGTCGAATGTCGCGGCCAGCACGCTTTCGCCCCAAGCATGATTGCCCATGCCGCCGAACTCTTCATTTGGCGTCATGACACCTCTGAAAATGACCAGTCGCGACGGATGGATAACCGTGAGCGCAACGAACACGCCACCTTGTGTACGGCGCAAGTTTGTGTCGAATGCTATCGGCGAGCGGCGCGGGTGACAGCGTAAAGCTGGGTTACTGCTGCTCGAATATGGAGATGAGCCGTTGCC